CTCCAGTGATTGAGTCTATCGTATTGTGATAACCCACCTGTCTTAGATTTACCATAGAGAGATGTTGTAGTCATACCGACTAGTTTATCTCCATAGTTTTCTTCCCATTGTTTCTGTATCACATCAGCAGTACATAACAATGCCATAAGTTTACCACCAGTGTAATTGAACCCTAGTGGTTGTGTTGGTAGAATACTTGAACCTATGGCGCTGTTGTTTAGTTTACCACTATTCGTTTTGTATATTCTTTCCCACCCAATGTAATTATCTCTAGGTGTTAAGTCAATGAAGTCACCTGTAATACAGATAACACCAAGATACTTTCCTGTTGGTTTGTCTTTGACTATGTAATGTAGATTTCTACCTATGTTAGATGAGTTCTTTTGCGAGTGTGTCATTGTTCTAAGACAATTCCATTTCTCTGTAAGAGAACCAGCAGATTGTCTGTCTTTGTTAGAGTCTGTATAAATCAGTTCTGGTTCTAGTTTCTCAAAGTCTTCGTATGAATTAGGAAACCATATGTTGTTCTTAGTCTCATTGATAAGTTTTAAATGGTCTTCATTAACAAAGTTAGTCTCTTCACCGAATAATGTAGAAACTGTTTGTGTCGGATACTTCATATGTATCTCTTGATACTTTTGATATAAGGTGTATTCTGCTACACCCATTTTAGATACGAATGATAAATCTTTTATTAGTAGTTCTCTGAGTTCGTCTTTTGATACGATGTCTTTCTCGACCCTATTGGCCTGATACTCATCGAATTGTTTTTGAACAAATGGTTCCATTATTTCCAACCTTGAAACTTCTCTCTGCCTCTATCTGCGACAGGAACATCATCATTGATTAACATATCGCCATCAACTAATTCTTCTTGTGCCTCTTGTTCGACATCATATAGTTTCATTCTACTTCTATCAATACCAATGACAAACCTTTTGAATATGGTTGGGTCATTGTATCTATTCTTTAACTGTTTGACTACTAACTGGTCTAACTCTTCTAGTTCTTCTGATGTAATCAGTGCAAACATTAAGTCGGCAGTTGCAGGCAAACCAAAAGATTCAGAAGTGTCTTCGAGTCCAATATCTGTGGAACCATAACCACTTCTGGTCGTTTGCGTTGCACTTACAATAGGTAAATCATTCTCTACTGCAAGCCCTCTAAGTTCTTCTGCAATACTCTTAACTAATGTATAAGAGTTTGCACCTTGACCTGGTCTAATTCTTTGTGATGAACAAATGTTTAGATAGTCAATAAAAATTATGTCTGGTCTGAAATCTTTTTTGATATTCAGTTCTTGTAATACATGTCTGAAATGACCAACATGTGCTGATGCAGTTGGGTATTCTTTAACTATAAGTTTACCTGTAGTTTTGTTTTTGAGTCTACCAATCTTTTTGCCATACTCTTTCTTAGATATGTCTGGCAGCTCTTTCATTGGTATATTCAGAATGTTTGCATCGATTCTTTCTGCAATTCTTTCTTCTGACATTTCAAGTGTAATGTATAATACATTCTTGTTCTGCATCAAGGCACTAGATGCCATGTGGCACATGAACAATGACTTACCAACACCTGTGCCTGCAAGGCAAATGTTCAGTGTCTTATTAGGCAGACCACCTTTTGTAATCTTGTTAAAGTATTCTAAATCAAATGGTAGTTTCTCTTCTTCTGTTGTGTAGAAGTCGTATCGTTTCTCTGCATCTTCAATCTGGTCGTGACCAATGTTAGAGTCAAAGGACACGGAAAGAGCATCTTTTAATAATTCTGGTATTTCGCCGGTTGACCTTTGAGATTTTTGGTCTAAGACTTCGATTGATTCCATGACTGCAATATAGATTGCTCTATCTTTGCACCATTTCTCAGTCTCGTCTGTAAGCCACTCAATGGGCGTTTCATCTTTGGGCAGTGTCTTTATTAACTCTTTACTATTCTTAACAACTTGTTCTGGCTGACCAGTTATGTTGTCAAGGTTTATGAGAAGTGCTTCAAGAGTTGGAGACTTACTATACTTATCGAAATAATGTGTTATCTCTTTGTATAGTAATTGCTCTGATGAATCAGCAAAGTATTCAGGTTTTAGAAAAGGAATTACTTTCCGTGTAAACTGTTCACTCTGTATCAGATTCTTGATTATCGTCTGTTCTATTCTCTGTGTTTCCATATTTAAAATACTGATTGCATACTGTTTCTAGTTTTTCCAATACTTCAGCGGTGAAGTATTTTTCTGGATTGTTGTTAATTGTTTTACCAAATTCTGTTTTGCCATTTGGTAATTTAACTCTAGTTGAAGATTTTTCAAAAACTCCACTTGCAAGTGCGAGGTCAAGTAAACCATAATATCTATCGAGGCCTTTATCGTATGTCAATCTGACATCTACGATTCTATTCTCTACAGTTAATCTACTCTTTGCGTTCTTACAATGTATAATGTTTCCTATAATCTCTGTTCCCTCTTTCTCTTTTCTCTTTGAAAGATAAATGATTGATGAGGCTGCATACTTCAAGCCTGAACCACCACCCATTTCTTTTTGTGGGAACATAGAACCAATCACATCATAAGTATGATTAGTCACTATCATAGGAACTTTTGCACGACCAAGTTTAAGAGTTAATACTCTAAATGCACCCTTAGTAATTTGGGCACGAGTCATGTCTTTAGTTTCTTTTCCTTCAGCAGTATCTTCGATTTCTTTTGTTGTAGATAACATACCAAGTGAATCTAAACAGAACATCATTGGTGGTCTGTCATCTTCTGGTGTTTCTAAATATCTATCGAGAATATTGATTGCCTGATTTCTGAATTGTTGAACTGTTATTACAGGCACAATAACAACTCTTGTTGAATCTATTCCTCTCTCTTCAATCATATCTCTAGTGATTGCTGATTCTGATTCAAAATAGATTACAGCAGCTTCAGGATTATCTTCTAAGAATTGTTTACACATTCCTAATGCGAAGAAAGTTTTACCTGTTGCTGATTCACCTGCGATTGCGGTGATTTTGTTTTTTGGTAGACCACCATATAGTGACCCACTCAATAATGCATTGAAGACATAAGAACCACTATCTATAAATGAGTCTACATCTCCTGCAGCTACGCCATCAGAAACAATACCTGCGTATTCATTGCCTGATGCTTTTACTAAGTCTTTAATAAATGACATATTTCACTTCTCCATAATATATAATTTTTAATATACTGTATTCAGTATACTACTTATCGTCAAGTTTGTCTAGTGACTTTTCGAATTCTGTTTTGAATTCGTCTGAGCAGTTTTGATATTCCCACCTTGCTTTTAACATCTCTAGAATGACTTTCATTTGAGTTTCTAAATGAATAATGAAACCAAATATAGTCACTATCATGAAGATGTAAAATACATCCATTAGATGAATGGTCATACTTCTAATTCTTGTTGTGTCTCTAAGACTACAACTCCCTGTTCAATTAAAACTTCCCTGTTTGCCATGTGACCGGCTTCAGTTTCTTCTTTATTACCACCTGTATATGCGACTGCATGGTGGTCAAGAATCATCTGTTGATTTACAGATGTTTCATTTGAACCTATGAATAAATCTCCTAAGATTCTACCAAACTTCCTTTATCGTGTGATACTAATTCAATAGATTCAGCTTCTTCTAACATACCTTTAAGATGTTTCTTAGATGCTTTACCAAATTTCTTTTCTACTAAATCTCTTGTTCTAGATTCCGGAGTATCTATCCCAAGCATACGAACTCTTTGTTTTTTATAAACCATGCCAAAACCTAGGTCGATGTCTACATCTACTGTATCACCATCCACGACTTTGACTACGCTAACTTTATATCTATACATTTTTATACCTGATTATGTTTTCTATGTGCTGTTTTTTCAGCCCAATCGATAATTGCTCTTCTTATAGAATCTTCTGCAAGAACACTACAATGTAATTTGATTGGCGGTAATTCTAAGGCAGCTGCAATTTCTTTATCTTTAATTTCTTTTGCTTGTTCAATAGTCTTACCCATTAACATTTCAATAAATAAAGATGAACTTGCAATAGCAGAACCACACCCATAAGTTTTAAATTTAACATCTTCTATAACATCGGTATCAGGATTAATTTTTAAATCAAGTTTCATAACATCACCACATGCAGGAGCACCAGTTAAACCTGTTGCAACATTTGGGTCTTTGGGGTCGAATCTACCAACACCATGTTTAGAAGGATTGTTTAATACATCTTCGAATCTTTTTACTACTTTGTCTGAATATGCCATACTCTTATTTATGCGAAGAAGGTGTCTAGACTTGCGACTGGTTCAACATTCCAGTCAATTAGTCTAACAATATTCTTCAATGGTTCAACAAATGATTTATCAAATTGCATATCGTAATCTACGAATCTATGTAAATCAAATTCTCTAGGCAATGATGATGTAAATGAGATTACATTTTCATTGATAGGATTAGGTGTGGTGAGATATGTAAAATGTATCTTCTCACCATTTAGTA